TAAAAGGCATTTTAAGAGCTAAAGACATAGCATCCATTTCTTTCATTTCTCTTTGAATAACTTTTTTAGCATCTTTAGACTTATCAACTACTTGGAATGTAGCAGCAGCACTAGTCATTCTGTTTGGATTATTTTTGTTTGCGTTACAAACATCTAAATACTTTTTTAAGGTTGGATTCTGAGCATTTACAGCTATGAAGCCTTCATTAAATGTAATAGGTGCTTTTACTTTAGCATCCTTTTTTTGCTCGTCTTCGTATATAGAAACCTCTCCAGGTATGTATCTAATTTTTCTATTTGTATCTGTTATAGGGTCGTAGATAACATCTTCTGCTTTTATCATATATACAACAGGGTATCTCCATCTTCCATTTGGTAATTTCTTTCTACCCTTAATTAGTTGATATATAACAGGCTTGTTTGATTTTTTACCAAACGAAGGTGCTGTAAAAGGATTATCTGATTGTTTTGGCATTGGTGGAACTTTCCAGTCTACCTCTGCTGGGATTGAATCTAATACTGCTGTATTAACTTCAGTTTTCTTTTTTGGGAATGTTTTTTTCTTTGTCATTTTATTAAATATTAAATTAAAAATTAAGTTAAACATTTTTGGAGGGAGAGAAACTCCCCCTCCTCAATGTGTTCTTTATACTGCCTGTATATCATTTCAAGACAGTTAGTAAAATACTACTAAGAAGCAGCTCTAGTTAAAATGCTAATTGCAACGCCTGAAATAGCTACAGCAGTCCCTGATGAATCAGGTCCTACTGATAAAAATTCACTATTTGGTGCGTCAGCTACAGTTATCATGCTCTTACCAGTACCAGCAACTTTAGGTGCATCCATAGCAGCTAAAATAGCTTCTATAACTTCCTTTTGTTTATTTGCTGTAATAGTTAGAGTAATCAAATCTGATACATCAGCAGACGCTAGGTTATCACCTAGCTCTATTGGACCCTCTACAGGTTCAAAAGCCATGGTAATCTCCCCAGTAGCTCCAGATGTATGATTGAATCCTCTAAACTTAGATACAGGAACACAATAACACTTATCTGACTCATCAAATGCAGTGGTATCATTACTATTGAAATATAAATACTTTTCCATTTTTATATAAAGTTTAAAAGGTTAATAATTAAGATTTCTTGATTAACATAAATCTGTTAGGTGCAAATCCTTCAAAACCTCTTTCAGTTCTATAGTGAGACTTTAAGTTGTCTTCAGCATTTGTCTTATTCTTAAGAACAGCAGAACCTGTTAACCAGTGCTCCATTTCTCTTGAATAACCATTAGCAGCTTTAAATCTAATTCTTAACGAAGGAATCTTAGCACCACTTCTAGCATCTCTCTGAGTATCCATAGGAATACACATACCATAGCCAGGATAGTTGAAACCAGTTGCCCCCATTAATTTTGGATGATTAAATAAATCATAAGTTTTCTTATGGAATGTATAACCACCTCTTGAGAATGAGTTAAAACCTAAGTTTAAAGCCATATCTTTATTGTTTTGGAAAGTACCATAGTTAGCACCACCAGCAGCATATGCACCTTGAGCAGCTAATAAATCATCAATATCTAAAGATAAATCTATACCAGCGTAAAGAGCCATCTCTTTTGCACCTCTATATTTATCTAAAGACTTTACGATAGCATCAAAGTCAGCCATTGTAATTGAAGCAGAACCTAAGTCCATAGACTGACCTCTACTTTCAATAAAATCTAACAAACCTTCTGTACCTCTTTGAGTCATATTAGTTTGAGCTGTAGCAACTTGCTTTCCTAAGATTAACTGTAATTCACAGTAGTCCAAGAATCTCTTATACGTATCAGCTTCACCTTTTAAATACCATAGATAACCAGAACCCATTTTTTCGTTGTCTACCTTGAAGTAGATTACGTTAGTAGCTTCTGTACCAGAAACCTCAAATGATTCTTTGATAATCATAACATTATTTTCATAAGTATGAACTCTAGGCATCAAAGACTCAGGCTGTCCACTGTTCTCTGCAAATGTGTTACCAATAATAGTAACAGCTTCACCACTACCAGTTGTTGTATAATTAGAGCCAGTAAAAGCACCTTGTGTGTTATATACAGATATTGTTGGAGCTGAAGCATGCTGAGTTAGTGCATGAACATAAAGAATATCTCCCTGAGAAGTTAGTAATAAATCACCAACTCTTACAGGCATATCTTCATTTGTTCCTGAAATAGATGCATCACCATTTAATGCGTCTACGTTATCTTGAGCTATAAATTCTAAGTCAAGACTACCAGCACCAGATGGATTAGCTGAACCAAAAGTAACGTTTACAGTGTTGTGCATGAACGCCTCTTCATAATGTTGAAATTTTGTTTGGGTAGCTTCTTTTTTAGCACCCACTAATTCTAAAAGACCAGTAATACCTTGATTACCATATCTTTTAACAAAGTTCTCGTCTACATCTCGCTTATGCAAAGCTAAAGCAGCTGTAGTAAGAGCACTTACGTAATTGTCCTGAGTAGCTAACGCAACACTTGTTGGGTTAAGAACCATCCCAGAACCTAAACTTACACTTGCCATAATTTAATAATTTTAATTTTTTAATAATTTATTTATAAACTTTAGTCCCATAAAGTTGAGTCACCAAAAATTTGGTCACTAATTTGTTTCTCTATGTTACTTCCTCCTTGATTACTGGTTACTTTAGCAGGCTCAAAAGATGGGTTCTTTATATCTCTTAGGACTTGTTCAGAGCCTTTAGACCTGTACTGACTAGCAACACTTCTGACTATTTTGTCTTGCAACTTCATAGCCATCATATCTACTGCTAGCGATTCCCTGTCTATTTCTCCTTTCTCATCCATGTAAGGTGCAAAGAAATCATCTAAGTTAGCTAAAGCATCACCTACAACTTGCTTATCTTCTTCTGTTAACTTATAATCAAAACTTTCGTTTTCATTTATTTGAAAAGTTAACGACTCAATATCTTCTAGTTCTTTATCCATCCCATCATAGAAATTTTCTAACTGTTCACGTTGCTCCATTTCCATTTGCTCAACTTCTTCATCAGAATATGTATCACTTAATTCATTAGGTGACCAGTATTCTTCTTGAAGTTCTTTGAGCTCATCTCTTGCTTTAGCAACATCTCTTTTTAGGTGGATTTTACCTAGTTCATTATCTTCAGAGTTGTATTTGTCCTCGTTCTGTTTATACGTGCTGTCAAAAAATAAATCTATTTCTTTTTGAGTTAAATCAGGATTTTCTAAGGAAAGGTATTCTTTTATAACTTCAGAGTCAGACATTTCATCATAATTCTGAGTTTGTGTCTTAAAGTAGTCCTCTGGACTCCTACCTGTTTCAGAAACAAATCTATTAAGTTCTGCTATCTGTTCGCTAGCATAACCTTGACCTTGTTCCCCCTCTAAATCATCTAACAGCTCATCTAGGTCTTCATATTCTGTACCATACTTTTCGTTTAGTACATCTAATGTAGCATCATAAGAGTCATAACTGTCAACGTCATTTTCTTCAGGTTCCTCATTTTTTTGCTCGTATTCTTCTTCACGAGTTTCATCAGATTTCAAAGAGCTTTCAATAAGCTCCTCTGGACTTTCCTCTTCTTGAGTCATTTCCACAGGAGTTTCTTGTTCTGCAGGTTGCTCTTGAGTTTGTGTTAAATCAATAACATTATTCTCAAGTTGCGAATCTTCTACATTTGCATTTGGTGCAGATTCATGTGCAACCTCTACATTTGTACCAGTTAGTTCACCAAACTCACTGGCTATATCTAGTTTTTCTTCACTCATATTATATTATATTAAATTATTACTATTTGCAAATATATTAAAATTTATTAACAAAGTGTTATTATCTTAAAATATTTGGTATTGGATTTTGTTCTGTCATTTCTGGTGGTGACACAGGGTCAGGTTCCAGCTCTGTTAATGGTAGAGCTCTGTCTCTCTTTTGTTCTACTAATCTTGATTGGTTGTAAGCAGACCTATCTATAGAATCTAATTTTATTTTACCACTTACATCAGCAACAGCTTTCTTGCCAGAGTTATTTAAAGCAATCTCTTTCATTCTTCTTTGATGGTTTAAATCTTCTAACTGATTCTTTAGTTTATATTCAGCCTCTAATCTACCAAGCTCTGCACTAGCCTCCATTTGTATCTTTGCTTGCTCTATTTCAGCCATCATTTTTGTTTCTCTCATTTTAAGATTTGACTGCTGCATATTAGCTTGTCTCTGTATCTCTGCGTTCATCTTCTGTGCTTCGTTAGCTTTTCTCTGTTCTTCTTCTTGATACTTCTTTCTTCTAAACATCAAGACTTGATTAGCTAACTTAACATTCTTTATTCTTCTAACAGTTATAACATCTTCAAGTCTTATCTCTTTTTGTGATAAAGACATCTGTAAGTTTTGCTCTAACATTGACTTTTCTTCCTCATCAGGTGCAACATCAAGCATTATACCAAACTCATTCATGGATATGTCTTTATTAATACCATACATAGCAACTGCTGCTTTACCAAGAACATTTTCAAAAGAACTTCTTTTCATTTTATGTTGTATGACATCTTGCAATCTCATAATAACACACTCTGCAACTCTTTTGGTTATACTCAAATAGCCATCATTTATATTTTTAGTTGCATTATTAGAAGCCATAATCTGTAACTTCTGAACACCAACTAGAGCTTCACTAGGTGGTTTGGCACCTTCCCTAGCTTCGTTTACACCTGTAACATCTCTAATCATTTGTAGATTATGGGCATATATAGATATAAGTTTTTCCATGTCATTACCTATACCATTGTTAAGTTCTTGCACTGGCATAACACCTGAAGCCTGACCATCGTCAGCGTATGTTCTATAATATATATTACCAGTTTGGTCGTATATCTCCTGTAACTCCAATGGTGTGAAATTACCACCATCACCTTTAGAAACATTTTCTAAAGAGCCTAATTCAAAGGCAGCACCTTTTGGTCTTGCTTTAGCTATGACTTGTTGTAGCTTTAGGTGTGCTAACTGTATTTGGTCAGCAAAAGGTATCATTCTTTCTACCATAGATTTGTTTACCATCTTATGGGTTCCTGGTGCATATATAACATATGATAATTTAGTCTCTGTTAAATTAGACTTGCTTCTCATCATGTTTTTAGCTAGACCATAGTTTATAATATAATCTGTTCCAACTATATATTTACCAGAATAAACTACTTTGACAGAATTTTCTATAAGCTCTCTTTCAAACTTTGACCTTTTTGGTTTTTTGTAATTACCCTTTTTCTTGGTTACACTAAATCCACCATAAGCATTTTGTTTCTTTTCATACTTTATTTGATTTACAGATAAAAACTCTGCATCCATTATGGTAACTCTAAACTTATCATACTCATGCTCATCTTGATATTCATTCATATAAGACTCGTAGTTTGGACTTATCTGGTCATTATAATTTTTTCCTGCATATTCTCTTGCTATCTTTTCGTAGTCTTCTTCGCTTAACTGGTCTCCTGCTATACGTTTTAGCTCTCCAATAGTAATGGTGTAAATCTCACCTGCATGCTGAACATCGTGATAATCTTCATTATTAGTATAAGCTGTAACAAGATTAGCTGGGTCAACATACTTTATTTTTACACCTGTGTTTGGGTCTAAAGAAGTTTTTGTTGCACCTATACCACAAACTATTAAATCTCTTATGACAGATTTTTTTATGCCATCATAATTATTATTCTCCATAACATACTTAATGCCACTCTCTGCAGCAATCTCTGTTGACTGCTTATAGTTTAGCTCCATGTGTATATCTAACTCTTCTTGATTTCTAGGAACATAACCTGCCCTATCTAAGTCATACCCTGTTGCTTTGTTAAATTCTTTCATTGCAGGGTGAACTAGCATTTTAGCAAACAATGCTTTCTTATCTTTCTCTCTAAGTGTTTGTGCTATTGGGTCTACAGCGTTGGCTACCACCTCATATTCTTGATTAGCTAAGTCGTTAACTATAAGGTCTACAAATTTAGGTATTATGTTTACAGGTGTGAAATCTAAATTTAAATATGAAGTGTCACCTTGAACATCTAACAAATCTTTATATTTAGAAACATTTTGTGAACCTTGTGCGTAACTTCTGGCTTTTACATATCTAGACCTTCTGCTGTCAACTTTCATATCAGCGTTGTCCTTCCAATCGTGATACATTTTTTTGAAATAAGCTAAACCATATTCTTTTTTCTCTTTTTGTTCAGGCGTAGCAAATGGACTTGGGTATCCACCTATTTTTTCTATTTTTTCAAACGCATTTTCAATGTATTCCATTTATCTGATTTTTTTTGATAAGTTACCCCTATTACTATAAGTTTTTACAAATTTAACAAATTTTGGGGATTCTTTCTTAATTTTAACAAATTTTTGTGAAGCCAACAAAGCTAAACTAGAACTTATTGTTGCATCAAACTTAGTTCTGTTAGCAATATCAAACCTACTCCAATCATCTAAAAGCTTATTAAAATAACATTTACCTATCTCTCCTGTGTCTGGTTTTATACCAACATGGTCATATATGTAAGTAGCCACAGCCTCTGCTTGTGCATTTATAACTGCCACACCAGAACCTGGTATACCTTTTGTTTTTTGTTTTTTACTAAAGTCAGTGTGTGTTGAATCTGGTCTATCCATTAGGTAGTCATAATAACCCCTTCTTTCAAAGTATTTTATTATACCTATTTTGTTGTTTTCTACAAGTATAGGACAGCCATAAAAAACACAAGTCTTAATCATATCTTCATAAAACATATCAGCCTTTGGTGGTCTGTTTATATATTCACAAACAAACTGTTCGCATGGAGCATTTTCATCCATGGTAAATTTATGATACACGTGTGTTGCTGCATTAGACCTTCTACCATCTGTCGTTGTATCGTGGTCATAGGGGTCACATCCTGCAACAAGATTTAAAGAATTACCAGGCTTTTTACCTCCACGACTTTTATCTATAAGATTTCTCTTATCTTCATCTGGAACCCAGCATATCTCCCACTTACCTTTATTGTTTGGTATCCATATGACTTCAGTGTCTTGTATACCATTTCTCCATATAAAATCACCTCTGGTAGTTATATTATCAGCTATTTCATTGTAATCCATCTGTTGATATATTTTTTCTACATCAAAAACAC